GTTGCCTCCTGGGCATTAAAAAAGACCCCATCTTGGGGTCTTGCTTTTTCTGGCGGGCCGCCGCGGTTAGGCGGCGAGAGGGCTGCTGGTAAGACTGATGGCAGCCCAGTCTGTGGTGATCTTCCCTTGGTCGATCATCTGTCGGAGTTGGTTGATGGTTTCGCGGTTGAGGTCAACGTCGTAACGGATCACGACCCGCTCGTCTTTACCTTCTGACGCTTCCTCTGACTCTGCGCGGGCGTAATACGTTTTGTCGGGATTCTTCTCAAGCTCTTTCTTAGCCGCCTTGCTGGCGTCATTCCAATACTTCTTGGCGCGTTTCGCTTCGTCCCGGCCAACCCAATTCTTGGCGTCGAACACCGGCACGACCTTGCAGTCGCAGCCGACGTGCCACTCCTCCATGAACGGTTCGATGTCTTTGAAGTAGTCTTCGGGGTCGTCTTCCCACATCGCGATCACGTCGTCGTCGGTCAGCATTTCGCCATCGACGTTTTTGCTTAAGCCTGCGTTAGCGGCGCTGCCGTAAGGTTCGTCGGACTTCTTACCGACCGGCCCACGCGAAATCAGCATCAGGCACCACGCGCACGTTTCCCGGCCGGTCGCAACCCTCGCCCAGCCCTGGACGCGGCTGACTTTCCGCACCCGGTTGCGACCGCCTTTGCGTTCCACGATGTACTGCTCACGTTCGACCGCGACTTGCTCGGCAACCCCGGTGTCAGAATCGACCGCTTTGATGATCTGCCGGCGCCCAGCCGTCTCAACATCGCGCACCGCCAACATCGTCAAACGAGTCACCGCAGACTGATTCGCATCCTGGGACTGCAAACCTTTGCGGGCAGGCTCCATGTCCTTCACGAACGTCTCAAAGGAGTACGTTTCGAGTAGCACGTCGTGGCGCGGGAGTTCGGGGTACACCTCGGCCCGCTGCGAGTCATAAAACGTCCGCGCGAGTTCAGCCGACTTACGTCTCTGTTGTTCCATAAACGGATATATGAACTCCAACATGTTCAGCCAACCCGCCAAAGACAGAAATGGTGCGGCGAAATACTCGGCCACCTTCTGCACAAACAACGCTGTCGCAGCGGCGATCACAGCAGCAGACGCCGCGTACTCCTCCGGTGTCAACCGTTCACCAACTCATCCGGCGGAAGCTCACGCTCCTGCGTCGGCGCCGGCACACCCCGCGGCGGCCCGTACAACTGAGCCAACTGCCCCATCGGGTTCTCTTCCTCATCCCAACGGCGCATCTGCTCACGCTCAGTGATTGAGTAGCCCATGTCCAGTCGGGCTTGCTCCTTGGGCACAACACCCAAACCGTTCGCGAACAGCTTGACCGCCGCGTCAGCTTTCGCCGCATACGTCGGCGTTGAGGGGTCGGCCCACACAGTTTCCATGCGGTACATCTCCGAAGGGATGTCACCGTTCATAACTTTGTGGGCGATCCGCATCGCTTGCTCCCACGAACCGCCAAACACACGGTTCTTACGCTCAACCTTCTTGACGAGCCGCGACTCCGACGACTTGATCGCTTCGGCGCTGGCCGGGTTATCGCTAGAGAACGAAAGGTACTGCGGTGGCAAGCCGGTGTACGCAGCCGCTTTCCTATCCAGCGCGTCGAGAGCATCGACAAAGTTGCGAAGCTCAGCCGCACTAAACTGCTGCGCTTTGGCATCAGGGTCTTCAAAACCCAGAATGCGGGCCATATACGCGTCATACATCTTCTCCCCCGTCTCGGGGTTCACACCAAGGTCTTCCGGCTTCACCCCGAAGATCAGACGTTGCGGGATCGCCATGAGTTCGGCTGTGCCTTGCATGTCCATCATGATCCTGGCCGCGGCATCAGTCACGCTGCGTAGCTCAGGCGTAATCTCCGACGTGCCATACAAATCCGACAACCGCGTGCGGTTCGGCAAAGGCACCACCGGCACCACACCCAGATCGTGTCGCACCCGCGAGACGAGCCGCCAGTTGTAGTCGCGATTAACAACGTCGCCTTTGTAACTCCACCCGCTGTAAGACCCGGTGTACGGCTGGCCCGAAGGCTTCCGCACCCACTGCAACGTCTCGTTCGGAAGATACAGCGTTGTTGATATAAGTTCGGACTGATCTTCGGTATAGATAGCGCGGATAGCATCAGTGACCTGGCGGGTCCGCGGATCAATCACCGCGTACAAAGCCGTAGGCGGCTCCACCCTAATGATCGGCACATCCGAAGCCACAAACCCGTCAAACTCAGGGTCAGGCGCCGAAACCGTAATGTACGCACGCCCATACACGAAAGCATCCGTATGCCCAAGCGTGCCTTCGATGTCGAGGTTGTTGGCGGTCCACCAGTCCCAGAGCTTCATGTCGGCGTCATCAGACCCGCCCATGCGGAACCCCTCAACCTCTTGGCGCTCAGCTAGGGAATCGACGTACAACCTGGGGTAGCCGACGTGGGCGAGTAAAGCCCGCATCTCTGGGGGAACGGCAACGCCAATCGCTTCGGGCCTTCTGAGGGAGTCATAGTAGGCTTTGTCGTCCTTCAAGCCTAGCTGGGATTCCTCGAACTTACTGAGCAGTTCGTCGCGGCGCTGTTCATTCACGGTCGCCATTACTTAATCACCGCCACTCGCCTGGTTCTCGCTTTCCTGCTCATTAAGAAGTCCTGCCTGACACCGAACGCCAGGACGGCGCACACGGCCCCGTCGATCTTTTTTGATGAGTCCTTCGACGCTTTGCGGATCGCAATCGCGTCGTAAATCGTCGGGAACCTGCGGGCATTCAGGATGTGTTGCCGCAAAACGATGTTCCCGTCATGGGTGAGTTCTTTCTCCAAAACGGCGTCGAGGAACCGTTCACAGTCCATCGCGAACCGCTTCTTATGCCCGCGCATGTCGAACGCCACCGGGTTGTTCGGGGAAGCGTTCACTTTGATGCTGCGCCGGAAGTCCCGCGACCACTGGTCGACGTGCGCTTCGAACTGGTACACGTCGGCTCTGAAACCAACAACCTCATACCGTTGGAAGCACGATCTGACGGTGGCGTCTACGTCGGGCCGCGGAACCTCACCGTTCTCATGCTTCTCAGGGTTCCACGCCTTGATGAGGAACAAACAACCGTCTGATACCCGGCAGGCGACGAGGGCGGTCCAGTCGTTGGACTTCGACCCGTCGAAACCAAGGGTGATGCGTTCGCCTTTTTCAAGTACGGCTTCGGGTTGCGCGACCGCGTCCCACTCATACGGGGCGATCCACGAATCCTCCGCTGCGTTCACCTGATTCAGAAATTTCCGGCGGCTCTCGGTCACCGGGTTCTTCAAGTCGAGGATGGATTCGATGATCGAATCGACCGGCAACCACGTCGAGTCCCCGCGGGCGATCTCAATTCCTTCGCGCAACTTCGCGATCCCCGCTGCGTACCCCTCAGGGTCTTCACGCTCAGACGGGATCTCGCTGACCGGAGTGTCGGCCGGCGCTTCAAGTGCGTCGTAGAGGACGCCGACATCGACGGCGTCACCGGCTTGGACTGCCTGCCACGCATCGTATTCGCGTTCGGCAACGGAGTCTTCGCCGGGGATGTGGGCGTTGCAAATCGACAACGTCCTGGCGCCGGCGGTTTTCGTGACATTACCTTCGATCACACCGGCCAGCGCATGGCCGTCGTTCGACTCTACCCACCACTGAGTCTCGTTACGAATCACCAAGGTGGGGCGGTTGCCCTCCATCGCATACGGCGACGAGGTCACGGCTTCGATCCTGCCGCCAGCCTCGGAGTAAATGATTGTCCGGTTGACTTCCAGACCGAAATCTTTCTTCAACTGCGACGAAACCATCACTGGGAACAGGCTCATCATGTTTTTAGTCTGCTCATGGCTTACCGCCACCGTCTGTATCCACGCCGCGTGCCGCGGTTTACCGACTGGATCGCCACGAAGGTCGAATCGTTCGAAAGCCACAGGGCCGCAGAGTTCTACGAGTGCGAGCGCGGCACCGACCGGGTCTTTTCCGTGCCCCTTGACTCTCCTGAGTACCCCTGAACGGTAGGCGTACCTGCCGTCATCATCGACTGCGTACCACCACAATAGGAATCGTGCTTGTTCCAAGGTGGGCATGAAAGGTTCGCCGGCATGCTCCCCGCCGGGACTCTTGACGTAGTTGGCGAGCCAGTTGATGACACCCCAGCCCAATGTGCGCTCAGGAAGCCACCAGGAGCCGTCCACGGTTTTGCGCCATGTAGGGCCGACGACGTTCGGGGGTGCTGGCAGCAGTTTCGGTGTCTCCACTGCCGCACCTCCTATTTACTTGGGTGTTTTGTCTTTCTTCTTGCAATTGCAGCTATGGCAGAGCAATTGCGTGTTGGCGTAGCTATGGAAACCGCCGCGAAAAATGCCTACGCTCAGTGGGATCACATGGTCTAGCGAAGGGCAGCCGGGTTCGCCCCGTTTAGCAGTCGGGGAACACTTGATCCCGCAGGACTGGCACGTCCAGTTGTCCCGCTCGTAGACAACGATCACGTCAACATCTTCAAGCCACGCGGCGTCAATACGACTGGCTCTGTTAGTGCGATACTTCAGTTTGTTCTCGGGGTTGTTCTCCAACCATCGCTGCGTAGCCGCTGTAGCCTTCCCAGGGTTGCGGCGGCGCCAATCCCTTGTCCGCTCGTTCGCCAACTCTCTGTTAGCTTCCCGAAAAATACGATCCTTCTCACGGGCCGCTTCTGGGTTTTCCCTGCGTCGATCTCGCGTTTTGGCTCGGTATTTCTCTGGGTCGGAGTGGTACTGCCGCTGGGTGTACTCCTGGGATGCCTTGGTACATGCTTCACACCTACAACCACCGTTGGTGTAACAAGAACGCTTGCCACAGCGGTAGTAGTTATCTCCGCAGTTCTCCTGCGTGCATGCGAACGGTATACGCTTACCCATGTCGGGACTCCCTTAAAGTCTCGGCGTTTACCCCGGCGGTCGTTGACGCGACCGCCGGGGCCTTTTGTTCTATTGTACGGGCCGGTCTGACATTAACGATCCCACCTGATCTCACAATCTGAAAGCGGTGGTGGTGGCGCCGCGAGGATCTGTCGTAGGTCGGTGGAGTTCCCGGTCGCGAGGTAGTCGAACAACGCTTTGTCGCGCCGGGATTCGTATTGGTTTTTGAACTGGGCCGACTCGACTACTTCGACTACGCAGTCGAGTTTCTCTTTGGCGTTTCGTTCGTTCTGCTGCTGGCGCATCTGGACGAAGACCAAATCGGCGGCGGCGATCAACCCGATGATGAGGAAGATCAGGGTGAGGACATCATTCTTGGGCTTCATTAGCCTCTTTCCGTTTTTCGTTCGCCCACCAACCTGTGACGGTGGTCATCAGGGCGTCGGGCGCCAAACCTAGGTCGATTTCGGGTCTGATGCCTTTGAGGATGTAGGTGCCGAACCAGACGAGGCCGACGATGCCGGCGAGCGCGGTTTTGATTTGCATTGTCATAGCCCGCGCCACCCTGTGTTCAGGGAATGGGGTTGTTCCGGTGGCAGCGGAACCGGCGAATTAACGGGTCTGGGCTGCGACCTATTATGTCCATCACTGCTGGTCAGAGCGTTGCTCGAGGTCCGCGGCGCGGCGGGTATCGGAGACTCCGAAGTCGGTGTGTTCGCTGATGCCACCATGCCACCCAGGATCGCCAGAGCAGACCCGCAGAGATCCACGATGGGTGAGTCCACAACACCCACGACACCGATCAGAACGGCTTGCACCGCGGCGATGACTCCGTACAACCACTTCCTGAAGTTGTTTTCGGCTTCAGGGTAAGCAGCCAACGGTGATGCGAGGGCGACAACCAACCCGGCGATCAACGATGCCTTGTTGTCGTCTACGACGTTCCACCCGACGAGCAGTGACGAGATGGCGGGTCCACCGGAGTGGATCATGGCCCGAACGTCACCCCACGTCCGAACACCCAGAGCGTTCTGGATGACCGGGGGTACGGCAGCCATTACAGCCGCCAGCGGCCACCTGTGGGACGCACCGGCTGGGGAGCCGGGGGCGGTGCCGCAGGAGCCGGAACAGGGGCGGCGGCGGGCCTCGGGTCATACACGGTTTGATCCACGGTTTGTGACGCACGCAAAGCGGTTTGCACCCGTTGTGCGAGCTTCGCATCACCCTGGCGCTCAGGATCGGTGTTCGTTGCGATCTCGTTCAGCAAGTCCAACGCACCTGTGTCACCCAACTCTGCGAGCCGGATCACCAACATGATGTGGCTGGAAGCGTCGGTGTTCAGGGTCATGCCGGCCACGGTGTCAACCGGACCCTCATTGATGTGCCGGAACGGTGACCTCGACGGGAACCGCTCATCCGCAAGGATGCGTAGAAGGAACAACACTTCCTTCTGTTCTTCGGCGGTTAGCGCACTCAAAAAATCATCTCCGGTTTCTGGCGGGCCGGAATCGTTGAGAATGGCGAGGAACTGCGGAGCAACTTCCTTCGCCCTGGCATAACGGGCTTTACGGTCATCGAAACCGTTTAGCCCACCGTTGATTAGGCGGCAGACGGTTTCGTGGTCCTGGCGGTCAGCGGCCTCGTTAATCTGAGTCCCGCGAGCGACAGTCCAGTACCAAGCCGTCCCCATAAATCCGTAGTCGTCGGCAGCCAACTGTGTTGGATTGTCAACGAAATACGTTGGGGAATCGACGTATCCTTCTCCGTAGGCCCACGCGGACACTGCACCGTAGTTCGTGCGCCCGGTGATCTGAAGTGGACCTCTCCCCTTATAGGTCACACCGTCATTCGTGCCGGGGCGGTTGCCAAGGTCTTCACGCCCGTTGTACTGGGAACCGTCAGCCAGTTCCTCCATGTACAGCAAGCCGCACGATTCGTGGCCCACCTGAGCGAACCACTGGGCGATCCGCTCGACGTTGTTGCACTGTGAAGCCTCAAGGCAACTGAGGACACCGGGCAGCAGTTCCTCGTACCGCTCCAACGGCAGCGACTCGTCCATTGCGTAGGACAACAGTTCTGCCTGGGTGTGCTGGGCGGGTGCGGGACCAGGCAGCGTTGGAACACCAGCCGGTGCAGCAGCAGCCTTCACATATCCCTTAGGCGGCATTAGGCTCACGCATTGGTCGAACGTCACCCAGTACTGCCACGGGGAGAAACCGGAATCGTAGACGTAAACGTAACGTGTCCCGTTATCCTCGGCGTAACCGCCGTAGCAGATGTAGTGAAAAATAGTTCCTGAATAACCAGGGTTAGGACCCGAACCCCGCACCGCCACCGGATGATTCCCTGGTGGGGCCACCCAGTTCGCGGGCATAGGGAACCCGGCATCAATGTTCGCCCGAAGGTCAGCCCAGAACTGTTCCTTCTGCGCCGGGGTGGGCGGGTCTTGCTCCAACCACACCGGCTCCCACTCACAGTGGTGCGCCTTCACGTTCAAAGCATCAGCCAACAGTCCGATGTGGTTCGTACCGTTTTCGGTAGTCCCCATCATGTTGGCGAGTTCTTGTTCCTCAATGACCTCGTTGAGAACCACTTGGAGGGCGGTTTGACACGATGCCGGCCCGCACCAGTACCCAGTCAACTGGGGGATGTGTTCTGGGTGCGGGAGGGCTAATACCTTTTCTGGCACACTCTTTCGGCTTCCTGGCGGGCCGCAAACGGATTAGTTCTTGGTGCCCTCAACCGGGGCTTCCGGCTCAAGGGTTTCAGCTTTCGCCGGATCGACAAGCACATCCCAGCCCACAAGGTCAGCTTCGATCCACGAACGGTCATCCTTCGAAGTGACACGCCAATACATTTCGGCGTACTGATGCACCCTGACAGCTACATCCCCGGTAGCCGGGTTGCAGATCACCGTGCCCACGGCGGGGTCGGTGGTCGCCGCCTCAAGAGCTTCTAGAACTTTCGGGAGGTCATCTTTGGTGAACCCGGCTGCGACTACGGCGGTTTCGATCTGTTTCTTGGTTGCCATGCGTTTCTCCTTGTTTACCAAGTGGTGAGGGGTGTGCGTTTCCAGGTGTTCGTTGCCACGCAGACGTAATGGAAATCGGTGTCGTATGCCTCTTGCCCCGCCGTGCCGGGGGCTGCCGCCGACGCAGGGACAGCGGACCAGGAGCGTGCCCCGATCACATCCCCTGCGGTGTGTGTGTGCCCTGTCAACGAAATCTCGGCACCCTCAACGGCCAGCCTGCCCACACCAACCCTGGAAAGGGTGGAGTCGAACGGGTGCCCCACTTCAATTTGGGAAAGGTCAACCCGGCCAGTGCTATCGACCGCGAACTTTTGCACGT